ATCATCTGTCCCATTGAGATAGATGTTACGAAAGATGGACCTGGACGGTTAATTAGGAAACCTAATGACTGTGCGCTAAGTTTGATACCCTGTCCTTGTGGTCCAAGACCTAAGTCTTTTGAACCAGGAATGACAAGGTGTGCAATCTTATCGATATCATCTGTTGGATTGCCATTCTCATCCACACCAAATGTGGTGTATGCGCGACCATAGTTAGATAATACACCCGCTGCACGAACTGGATTCTTTGCAGCAAGACGGCCATAACGCATAACTGCGTTAACGTTTGCTCCTGGGAATGCAGTAATTACGCGAAGTGAGTTAACAAATCTATTAGGGTTGTTAATAGTGTAGAGAGTCTTTTCCATTTCCTGGAGTGCTTCTCTACCAGCAGCCTGACGTAGCGCGTTGTATCGAGCAGTTGTCATCTCTACGCCTTGTGACATAAGATATGATGCTCTTTCGGCAACCTTCTCCATTGCTAGTTTGTCAAACAAAGCAGCACGAACAGGGTTTTCAACGCTTGCTAATCTATTAAATACCTTTGCAGTAAAGTTGTCAAATCCTTGGGTTGCCTTAGCAACTCCGCCTTGTCCAAAGGTTAATGCTTCGTAGTTAAAGTTAGATGGTGTGATATCATATAACTTGTCAGCATATGGTGCAAGAAACTTCTCTAGTTGCTGTGATGTAACTTCACCCTTAAGTACAGCAGCACGTGCCTCATTTGATGGGAACATGCGCTTGATTAAAGCAACTTTATCAGCAAGATATGATGGAATTTCTTTAGGACTATGGATATTAAATGCTGGGTTTCTTAAGTATGCTGCGCCAGTATCGGTTTTTGCCCAACGTAGTAGTTCTTCGATTGGGTTCTCACCAAGGATTAAGTCAATAAGTGGGTCTCCACGTAACTGACGGTTAGCAATATCTGCTAGTTCCTCGAAGTATAGGTCATCCTCGATACCAATCTTGGCTAAAGGAGCCTTACGCTTAATCATAGATACTGTTGAACCAGTTGCAAGTTCACCAAGATAGTTAATCTCGGTTGTACGAGCGTTCTTTGTTTCTGCTCGAACTGCACTTGTAAAGTAGTTAGTACCACCTGCAGACTGCTCTTGAATGAATGAGTCAATGCTGTGTTGCTCCCCATTGACTACTACTACACTCTTTTCCTTTGAGTAGTAGCGCTTCTTGAATGCAGCACTCTTACCAAATACATCGGCTTGTCTCATACGGGCTTCGCCAAGTTCTTTAACTGCGTTGTCAATGAGGGCATAAGCCTTCTGGACTTCTAGTTCAGCATCAATAATAACTTTCTTATTGGTTGCTAGTTTAGCGACTGTCTTCTTGTAGTTAGCAATCGCTGCTTTTGCTGCGGCAATGTCTGCAGCCTTACCCTTTGGTCCTTGCTTTGACTCTAGGTAGGCAAGTCGACGCTCTAGTGTTGCCATACTTGGGATTGCTTCTGTGATTCCGTAAGGAACGATTGCTTCACGCAACTCTAGTTCAATACTATCAACTAGTTTTTCAGCAGCCTTTAATTCTTTTCTTGCAGCAGTAAGATGCTGTGCTTTCATGGCTGGAGAACCTACTGAAAGTAGTTCTTCGACAGATGCCTGAGCAGTATTCTTAATTGCAATTGCAAGTTCTAGCGCTGTAGACTTGTCTTTTACGTTTGCAGTAACTGCCTTGTACTCTGACTTATTGGTAATGTTCTTCTTTAACTTACCAGTACTCCAGTTGTAAAAGTTCTTTGATGCGTTGCTAACGCCAGTCTTGATGATATTCTCTCGTACGAAAGAAATACCCTGTGACAAGCCAACGCTGATAATAGGCTCAAACAATGACTGCTTGAGTGCATAAGATGGGCGAGCAAGCACGTCAAATGTCCATACACGGTTAAGTTCACCGAATACATCTCTTGATGTACGTGCAGCAACCTGGCGACCCTTAGTTAGACCCTTTGCTAGGTCAATGTCAAGTTGGGTCTCAATGTCATCCCAAGGAGTAAAGCGATAAGACTCTGCTACCTGACGGATAGTCTGTGGGTCAACAAGTGTTACGTTTCCGTCGTATCCAATGCCAAATCCGTTTTCTTTAACAGATTGCATTCCCTTGCTAACGTTCATTTGGAAACGTGCTACGTAGTTATCAATTTCTGCTTGGTTATACTTCTTAGCCTTGTAAGCAAGCATGTTACCAATTTGAGTATCGATAGACTTAAGTGCATTGACCTGCTCTACAGAACTTAATCCAAGAGTGCTCATGTATTCGTTCTCTAAACGAGCACGAACAACAGAAACCTTTTCGTATACGCCAGGGCTGGTCTCAACCTTTGCTGAACCATCTCTAAACATCTTCATGTTGTTGAGGAAACCTTGAAGTTCTGTGCGTGCCTGTAGTGGGCGCATACCAGAGAATGATACGAAGCCAGTTGGTAGTGCTTCTGTACCACGGCCAGCAAGACGAACTCCACGCATGACTAATCCGCCAGCAGTTTCGCCAATTGTAGTCTCTAGGAACTGTGATATCTTTCCATATTCACGTCCACGAATTGCAGTCTTTACACCACGAATGGCTTCTTGTCCCTTAATAAGTGCATTAGTTGCAATTATAGGCTCTAGTGGCATAAATGCCTTGCCACCAGGAGTTAGACTGTAGTCCTTATCAAAGAATGCGTCCCTGATTCGTACAAACTGTGGGTTACTATTGATAGCATCGTCAAATGCTTTCTGTAAACGCGGAACTGCAGCACCTTCTGGAAGGTATAGTTCTCCGTTTTGAATAATCTTATTTCGAATCTGCTCTTTAACATTAGCCATGTCAAATAACTTATGGCTTTCTGTGGCAGCAAGACGCTCTAGCGCAGCGATATTACCCTTATCCGCAAGAAGCAAGTCCTTGATTGCATCAGGGTCTGTTGCTTCGTGGATTAGTGGAATCAACTTCTCATTAGTACTATACTTAGTAACTAAATCTTCAATGATGCCCCAGTCTTTGGTAGCAGCAAGTAGTGTTGCATGGCTTCCAGAAACAGTCTGCTTGCCTTCCATGCCATTACTCTTAGCAAAGAGAATGCCGCTTTCCATATCAAGTGCTAATTCATCAACAGTCTTACCCTTAGTGTAAAGACCTGCTGGCTTAGCAACAGCCTTAGCACCTGCACCAACAACTTTACCTGCAACAGTAAGACCCTTGGTACCTACAATGAGGTCACCAACACCAGTGTACCAACGCCCTACAGCGTTATCTACAAAGTTCTGCTTAACACTTTCATCGTTCCACAAGTCAACTTCTTCAAGGTTAATCTTTCCAGTAGAAAGAACTGCCTGAGATAGTGGACCAATCAATGGGATTAGGTCTGATTTTGTGAGAGCCTGCATAGCCGAAACCTTAGCACTACGTGCATAGGCTGACTTAATGTCCTGAAACTGAAAACCTTCTTCGTACTGACCCTTTTTGTAAAGAGCAGAATCTGTATCAGTTAGTAATGCTACAGTTGAAATAGGACGCGAGATATAAGGAGAGTAAACCTCATCATTAAACTTCTTCGCTGCACGCAGCAAAAAGTCTGCTGATTTCTTTGTTACTTCTTTTGCAACATTTGGAGTTATTCTGTCAATCTCTGCCAGTTTGCCTTTAACTGTGTTCATAAAGGCTTCTTCTCGCTTTTGCTCATCTTCGTTTAGATAAGCACCGCCACCTGTAAGGTTCTTAAGTACTGCACCTGTAGTGGAGATAGCACTGGTGAATGAGTTCCAGATTGACATTCCTACCTCCTAATACTTTTGTTTAATGTAATTTTTTTCTGTTCCGCCCTGTGGGTCTTCTCCAGTAATACCTACAATAAAAGCATCTCGCTCTTGTGGTGAAGCCCATGGAACCATTGCAAGTTCTATAGCAATTGCTGCATTTTGGTATCCAATTGAATTAGCAAACTTATCCAGGTTATCAAAGAAACTTCCTGGAAGAAATGTTACGTCCTTCATTATTGTGCCATTAAGTAATTAACAAAACGCTTGAAAGAGTCTGGTGCATCTGGAGATTGCGCAGCAATTACCAAGTCTGGTAAGTATTGCTTTGCAATTGCAGCATTCTCGTCTGGGCGAGTGTTATTTTGTAAATTCTTAGGTAGTGCTTCTGAACCTGCACCACGGCCAAAGTCTACACCTGTAGTCATTGGTTCCATTGGATTAGGGTCTGGGTCAAATAGCGTGCCAAGTTCTGGGAAATTCATACCAGCATAAGGCTCTGATGACTGAGGTGTTGGTGCTTTAGTTGTTGCCACTGCTTGATTACCTTCAACGCGCTGTTGGTTAACTGCTTGATTTTGTCCATAGGCAAAGCCTGTATAGTTACCGCTTTGTCCAGCACCACCTGTGCCTGAAACGTTGGCAGGGTTGTTCTGTGGCGCACCTGGGCGCATTCCTCCACTGACCATTGTTCCTCCTACTTAAATTGTCTAAATGTATGAATTGGTTCAGAGCACATATTGTCGTATCGAATTGCAATAGCAATTGCTTTACGAATCATTGTCTCTGCTTGATTAACTGTCTTTACTTTTTCCACACCCAACGCTGCCAATGCACCGAGGGCAACATCTCCACCACTACCCATAACGTATACATTACGAACATCGGTATCCCAAGAATAATCGTCAGAAATCGAGAAAACTTGCCCCTTAATCGAGACGAGGAATCCACCTTCGTTCTGCGCAACATCGCCGTCCTCTTTCATATCAATACCTGCATCAACAAAGTTCTTACGCATTTGCGGAATGAACTTCTGTGTCATGTAAGTATTTAAGTCTTCTTTTACTGTTGGCTTAGGTTGAGTATAGCCATAGTGTAACACATTACTTGCGCGAGATGAGCCACATCCTGCAATCAACACACCATTGTTTTCTACAATTTTTGGTGTCTTACTTACCTGAAAGCGTCCATGCTCGTCGCTTAATCGGGAATCACACCCTAGTACCGACCATCCGTCACCCTGGATTGCTACTAGCGTTGTCATTTTATCCCCTAGTTGTTACTCGTCCCGTTGCTTTACCGCTACCACTTAAGGTAGATAAAATTGTTTGAATATCTGGTGCTGGTGCTGCTGGTGCTAGACCCATTGGACCTTCTGGTGGAAGGCCTCCTGCTGGAGCCGCGCCTGGAACAGGGGACGGCTGCTCAACAGGGGAAGGTGCAGCCCCAACAGGAGGAACTGGTTGCTGTGGAGCGAATACTTCTGCAACAGCATCCTCAAGGGTTACACCCTTTTGACGAGCAGTAATAACTCCCGCAATCTTAGTCACGATATCAGAAGGGTTACCACCTGATGTAGCCATCGCTGGGATAGCCTGCGCCATAGCGGTGATACCGCCAAGAAGTGATTGACGCATATTTTCAATTTCAATCTTTTCAAGTTCTTGTGTTACGTTAACTGTAAATGGTAGTTCACGCATAGCCATATCCTTAGAGATAAGACCGCCACCTAGAGCCTGTAGCATAAAGATAAGTCCCTGTGCTGGGTTAAGACCAGCAAGCATACCATAACGAACATCTGCAGAGAAGTCTCCCTTGATGTCCTTTGATGGCTTGTATGTAATTTCATATGGAGAACCAGAGTCTACGCCACGAATGGTCTTCTCTTCTGGGTACATCTTCTCGTCAATTTCAAAACACATGCTAATGACATCGCGTAGAGCAGATGCAAAGATTGCCTGTGCTGACTTGACCTGTGTATCGAATGCACCCATAAGTGCCTGTACGCCTTGACCAGTAACGATGCTTGCATCAATATTACCTGAACGTCCTTCTGGGTAACGAGTACCTGAGCGAAGTTCCTGGTTAAGTAGGCTCTGTTCTGTGAATGCGCCTGCTGGAATGTTTAATTCGACACGACGAACGCCAGCAGGGTTGGCGGTACGGATAACCGCATCGCCACCCAACTGGAGTTCTTGTACGTCTTGAGGTAATACAATTGGTGCTTGAACACTTTTCTCCGCTGCTTCCATTGCCAATAAAGCGAAACGGTTGCGGAGAAGTTGGATACCTAGTACGTCGTCGAATTGTCCACGCAGTTCACCATCAATAGATGGCTTACGCGCCACGACAACCATCATCTTACCAAGGGGATTAGCCGCGTAAGATAAAACTAAATTTTTTCTGGTTGGTAAATAAATTAATGACTGGTCCTTATCGTAGTACCGAATCATTTCTACCTGTGAGTACAAGTCTTGCTTGTACCCATTAGCGCCAAGTAGTTCACGCTCGAACTCAGGGAACTGGGAAACCAGTTCTCCAAGTGTCATTATGTATCGCTTAGCAAATGCAACGCAGCGTCCATAGCGGTCGAATTCTGGGTAAGCCCCAATCGGATTTTCTATGCGAATACGCGGCATCTTTGCTTCTTCGTCCAATTCAATCATGAATGGAACGAAACCATATGTGAGATACCAGTCTGCACCTGAGTACATCTGTACTGATAGGTCAGAGTGGGAGAAGTAATTTGATGCGATACGAGTACGCTTGTCAGCAAATGCACGCGCTTTATCACTGACAGAGTTTGCTGCAGAACAGTTTACCGCAGGTAGTGGAGCCATAACCTCAGAAAGGTCACGTGCCACCACATCAATAAAGTTAGCAACTACGTTAGCATCCACGCCATCTGGAAAGAAGTCAGGGTAAACCTGTGAGATTTGACCTCTGCGGACAGCAAGCACATCCTGGTTGCGAGCATCGCGCTCGCTATTACGGTAGCGCAACGCTTCAACGCGTGCTGCTACTTGTTCCATTGATAATGCCATTGGTGTCCTAACGTAGATTAAAAAAAATTACTTAAATGACTTTAGTGTGCGACGCTCTGCCTTAGTCTTAGCAGCGCCTGTTGCATCTAATACGCCCATTTTTTGCTTTGCTTTTGCCATAGCATTTGCTTTGTTTCTTGCTGCTACTGAGCCTGCTACCTTTGCTAGGTCGCGCTGGTGAGATGCTGCTGATGTCTTCATTGGGCTAGCGGCGGCTTTCTTTGCCTTTGCCTTTGCCATTTCACGATTTAAGATTGCGTCTGCACGTGATAGTGTGCGAGAACGGTCAGCAAGTTGTCTCTTTGCTTGAGCACTCTTAGGGTATTTCTTTGCGTCAGACTTGGCTTCAAAATACTTAGCCTTTACTCCGTCAACTCCGAGAACCTTTTCTGCTGTTGTCTTAGGCTTAATTCCTGGAGCCAAGTTGTTAAGGCCACGGGCTTTTTTTGCTACTGCTTTCTTCATTACTGCCATTTTAGTTTCCTAACTGTATTGTTGTGACCATTGGTCCGCAAATGCATCATCTAGGTTGATTGCAAATCTGCGTTCCACTTGGGCGCGTGTCGCCCATCGGTTATTTGCGTACTGTGTTGCCTGGCTTGAGCGTTGCATCATTTCTCTGATACGTATCACCGCAAACCATAAAGCCATAACAACGTCAGTTGGATTCTTAGTGTCTGGCTTCCAAGTAATGAGTTCCTGTACTAGAGTCTTAAGACCCTCAGAACCTTCGTTACTTGGTAATTCGATAATGTTGTTATCCTGGAAACGACCATCACGGGTATTGCCAAATAGTGTAGCCATAGATGCCACACCAAAAGAAGTGTCCCATTTGTTTTTACCAGTAAAGTGTGAATTAAGTTGCGTGCCGTACCCTGCAAGGAAGTTACGCAAGTTATCATCCAGGGCGTAAGCCTTTTGGTGTGCGTTAATTTCGATACGCAGTTCTTGCGGTCTGTATTTCTCAACCCAGTCCTCGATGAGGTTCTGAATCTTGGCAGGTGTTGGCTCTGTCATATTGACAGCATCTAGAACGTAGATACGCCCATCTGCTCTGTTGTAGGTACATACCACCGCACCTGTAGCACCTGCCATAGCAGGGTCAAGTCCAATAATGGTATAACCTTCGACATGCTGAGGATGTCCAGGAGCGCCAGGTTTTAGCGGTCCTCTTTTTCGCATTCCGTTGACTGAGCCAGCCACACAGGTTGGAGAGAATATGGAGTCTTCTTGGACATCTTCTTGCTGGTAGACCATAGCCCAAACAGACGGAGCGACCTCAGAGCGACGCTTAAAGAGCGAGGGTCCATCCCATTTCGGATAAAGTCCATTTTCAAGTATGTCATCCAAATCGTTTTCTTGCTGGTCAGTTTCTGGCCAGAGGGTTTGCCAATTCTTAGGTTTTTCGTCAAACTGCAATACAGCAGGCATAGCACAATATGTAAAGGGGGTTTTGCCACCTGTCCATTGTGAGCCATCTCGTATCATTTTGTACAGGTCAACAGAGGCTACACGGGTACCTACTATGATTAGTTTACCGTGTCGTCCCAAACGGGTTATAACTTCCTTTTGTAACCACTCAATTTGCTTTTCCCACTCATGAGCGTTAGAACCCATCACCACGTCATCTAGGATAATTAAGTCTGCACGTGCTCCGTAAATCTGAGAACCAAAGCCCAGTGCTTGAACCGTAGGGTCCTTTTCACCTGAGTCACGTCCTGTGCCTAGATAAATCATATCGGCGGACCATTGTGTTGCGTCCGCCTTGTATCCACCGTTAGGACCGAAAGCGGTCTGTAACTTCATGTAGCCTGGGTGGGAAAGGCGCGTCTTAATAGCGCCTAGGAACTTGCGAGCCATACCCTGGGTTTTAGAAACGATGATTACTCGCGTATTA